GATTCGCGACCCGAGGGAGATAATCGCGAGCCAGATTGCTCGTCAGATATACATCACTAGGGACAAGGAGGATTCGCCATCCAAGGACGAGTTGGTGGAGAGATACGTAAAGGCTCATTGCGTTCGCAAGAAGCAGTTTGAGCATAGATACGTGGACTACAAGATACGGTATGAACAACTGGAACCGCAACTTTACGATCTTTTGCACAGGATCGGCGTCAAGCCAATCCCTGCCCTCGGTAGAAATCCGCATGAAACCACAAAGGAGCGCAAGCCGTGGTGGCGCTACTTCTCCAAGGAGCAGACGGAGCGGATCTATAAGGAGATACCTGAAGTCGAACTATTTAGATGAGGGGAGTCAAAGCTCCTGAATATATCCGTAAGTTTATCCCAAAGAAGGGAAAAGGCGGCTGGATTGTGCGGTTTTACAGCGAGTTGATGGGAGAAGGGGCTGTAGGCTCCCGTTTGGCAAAGGGAAGTTTGCCCAAGTTGGGGTTGAGGGCTGACAACGAGGCCGAATGCGTGTTATTATGTGATGAATGGAACGCATGGTACAGAACCGAATGGGAGTCCAAGAAGAAGGCATCCACACGCACATCTACGAGACGCCGAAGGGGCTAATCGTTGCTTTGGCAAAAGGCAAGGAGTTGCACTGGAAAACCTTCTTCTTCTTCGAGCAATTCGGCAAGGAGTTCCCATTCGCGGTAATGCCCCATCTGAGGTCGTACACGCTACTTAGGAAAAAGAAATGTGGGATTTAGATACTATCGTCAGGATTAACAAAGGAGATGCCCCCCTTCCCTTTCATGTGATCCTTAGAAATCATGAAACGTACTCCACTGAAAAGAAAAACTCCACTTCGGCGAATGTCGAAGAAACGAAGGCACCAAGCAGAGCTATATGCAGGGCAAAGGTTAATGTTCCTGAAGGAGCTTCCGGTTTGCGAGGCATGCGGTGTAAATGCAAGCACGGATGTTCATCATAGAAAAGGCCGTGGCAAATACTACCTGAAGATGGACACTTGGATGGCAACTTGCAGAGGTTGCCATGACCGGATACACAGTTATCCGATTTGGGCTAGGGAGAATGGATATCTCCTAGATCGAGACGGGGAAGCGGTTGAGCTATAAATCCTCGTCGTCGCAGCTCGACAATCTAAGCGATTTCTTCAACTCCATGAGTTCGCTATGTGCCTTGGCGTGTGCTGCATTGGCGAGCATGGCTTCCTTGGCGGTATGCTCCGACCAAGCTTCCATGACCAGAATTTGGTCTTGCGGAGTTGCCGCAGGTTCGTCCACTTGCATGTCTAGTACTATGGTAGTCATTTTGGTTTTGGCATCGGGCGAAGTTGCTCGATGTTTAAAGCATACACCTTTGTACGCAGTTTTACCAGATTATTCGGGTTGCATATGTCTTCCCTCCTAGCATGACCCTGAATAATGAAATTCGGCATTACCCCCGTAACAAGTACGTAGTTATCACTCCCTCCATCTTTCTCCACTTTGGATGGCGGAACGATGAGTCTGGCGTTGGGGTAATCGCTCTGCTTCACGTCAATGGTCTTTCCGTTAACTGTGAAATCCTCACCCGCCGAGCGCACGTGGACGTCATATGGCGGGTATAGATTATAGTACTTGGCGAAGGCCAGCTCGGCAGCGATACCCTGAACATCCCGATGCATCGGGTCTTCGGTCGCGACCAACAGATCGGTCACCCCTTCTTTACGGTTGTTGGAGCGTCTCATCTCCCCCACAACCCGACAGACCTTGCATTCTGCCTCCGTTAATACGACTGGAATCATTTGTCCCAAAATGGAAACCGCATCTGCCCGAGTTTAGGTTTGGGCTTGGATTTGACCTTCTTGGGGGATTTCTGGGATATAATCAGCAGCTTGTCGTCGGGGCGACGTTCATCAAGTATTTCTATGTAATCATCGATACGCTCGCCTAGGTCGTTGAACCATGCGGTGCTTCGCTCGTTCTTGGCATCTCTCGCCTGTATCACCCAACCGCCATCGCCATTGTTGAATGCGTGTTCCACTCGATACTCGATCTTCGAGTAATTCCCTCTCACGATGTCACCCGCATTTATGGGGAACTCGTCCGATACCTTAAACTTTTTCCAAGCCAACATGCTACTCCCAGACGTGAGGTGTCCACGGCTCCTTGCACGACTTGTAGGTTGGTATGTAGCGTGGCTTCCTTGGCTTGATCTGTCTTCTCGATCTTACTTCGTGGCTCCGGTGGGTTTTAAGCCTCACCCCCTGTGCTGTTTCCGTATCATCTCGATGCTCTCTATCAAGCCCAAGAAGCTTAAGGCACTCCGGAACATGGGACTTCACTCCTGCAAACCTTCGGAGTCTCCTGAATGAATCGTGTGTGACCTGAGTTGCCCTACTCTTACTCAGTCCAACCCTTTTCCCAATCTCCACATAGGAGTCCCCCGAGCACCACGACATGACCATACCCCGCTCCCTTTCCGTGAGAATCTGAAGGTAGAACTCCACCAAGTCCTTCTGCTCCAAAATATCAAGCGGGGTCTTGTTCGTTTTCATTCGCCGGCTCATCGCACACGCACCTCGGGTCTTCGGTGTCACCCCAAGTATACCCGCATTTACTGCACTCAAACTCTGCCTCGGGGAATGGTTCCTCCTCTAGTATGATTCGAGCGTTACGCTTTATCCAGTTCTCTTCCGCACTCATCGTTTACGCTGATTACCACTTCCGAAGGGTCTTCTCGGTCGTTCCATTCCGATGAATCCGTCACCCCGCTTATCTCTACCAAGTTGAATCCCGTCCCCCAGTCATCAAACACCCTGACGGGCATATCGTCAGGATATGCCTTAAGGGAACCGATGAGTTCTGAAACAGTCATTACTGATCAAATACCCCACTCGACGCAATCCGCCGGAGTTTTTTTAATGCTTTTAATTCTATATCTCGAATCGTCTCCCGACCGCAGTCGCAAATGTCGGCTATTGCTTGATAACTTAATTCCCAACTACCTTGGCTGACGGCGGCAAGAATCGCCAGATTCTCGCTTATTTCCGCATTCCGCTTAATCGAAGTCCGACTCTTACCTCCTACCGGACGCCCCTCCCGCCAGCATTTAATAACGGTATTTCGAGCGATTCCATGCTCGGAGGCCAGCCTGTCGGCAAGCTCATGATTATATTTGTGACTCATGATGCAGGCAGGTTTCGCATCAAACGGGAGAAAGGAGGCTCCCTACGCATATCCCTTCGTTGCGCGTCCTAAGACCTCGCACGTGAAGACCGTCAATACTACCGGCCTCCCCGCTTTTTTCGCGAGCAATAACCCAACGTCTCCTAGGAACCTGCATCATGATAACTAATTTATTAGGTTACTGATGTGACCCTTGCATTATTACCATAAATATCGCTGAAATCATCCAAGCCCACGTGGCTATCGCCATTAGGAATACGCCGGCAAAAAGTAGATACTCAAGATACCTCACGGTCGTCGCTCCAGTTGTCGCCCTCATCGGGCATGGATTTGTCGAACTCTTCAGGGCTTTCCCCGCTCATCCATAGATTGATGGCGTAACCCGCCGATTCGGCTATCGATAATTTATCCAGATCAGACTCCGCAGTCCACCTGTTCAGCAGAGCTATAACTTCAGCCTGAACCATTTTGCGGACGTATGATTTACTAATATCTTTACTCATGCTTTCCTTTCTCCGCCAGATGTTCCACCGACAGATTATGTTATAAATTATGCTCCTCAATGTCCACCACCTTGTCTATCAGGTCGCCGGGTATCCCCGCCTCGCTGACATGGGCATCATCCGATACCTCCAAGGAAGCTCGCTTCAAAAGCCATACCTCTCCCCCTCTACGCTTTATCATCTCCGCCTCGTTCTCAAAGCGAAGGTCGTCAAATATTATCGGAGTGGAGTCGCAATTCGCTATCTCATGCTCGGCAATCCGTACCCATATGTCGGAATCCAACTCACGCCCAAACTCCGTGCCGAGCTGCTGTAGCATCCTTCTGCCCGTAACCCCACTACCAAGCCAAGGAATCTGTACCTCCTTCGCCTCCGTCAGGTAATGCCTAGGGACGACAACCTCCAGCATCTGGCGTAATGGCTCCGCGAAGCTAAAGACCTCACCCCAGTACCCCGTCAGGCTATTGGCATAAGTGCTCTTGCCCACGCCCTTCGGCCCCGTAAGTCCAATAAGCTTGGGAATCCTACCTCCATCAATCTGCATCCTGTAATGTCTCCTTACTTTTCTTAACATGATTCATAATCGCTCGGATGTGCCGACATCGCTTGAACGGCTTCTTCCCCGCCTTGAGCTTTGGCCCCAAATTGAAGTGCCAGTACTCGCAACTGCATTCCCCGTAACCATCAAACTCCTCCAAATCCACTAAATGGATATTCCCCGGATTCTTTAGGCTTCCTACGAGGTACCTTTCCGCCTCCATGTGCTGTATCGAAAGCCCAGTCACGCCAGTCCGGAGTGGTCGGATCGGGACGAGGAACACCTGTCCTGATTGCTTTGCCGTGTACGTCGTAGCCGGATATCTGGTCTTGCGACCAAAAATACCTGTATCCCCTGTCGATTTCTACCTTCAAGTCTCTCCAGTGATGCCATGATGCCGCTTGATCGGTTATGTCCATGTCTTTAAGGCAGAGGACTGGCAGAGCAGGGCTTCAGGCCGTGTTAGCGGTGTAAGATTTCTCCTGATGCCAGTCCCGACGCCTAAGATTACTTCTCCTCGTCTACCACGTTGCCCACGTTGCCCTCCAATTCGGCGACCATCATTTCCCGCATGCGGTTCACCAGATCGTCCGTAAAGGAGTAGTCCTTCTGCTCCAGAAGCTTGCACCTCAAGTTGAGCTTTTCCAACTGGTCGGCGATTTGATTCACCACCTGTCCGAAGTGCTCCTTGGATACTGCCTGCGAGGCAATTGCGTTAACGGTGTCGGCGAGAGAAGGTTCCTGCCCTTGCTCGATGGGAACTATCTTCTCGTCAGTTTGTTTTGTTTCGTCTTCACTCATATCAAAATGGTGCTGGAGGTTTTGCTTCGCCTTCGGCGATCCCATCTTTGGGAGCGTCGGCAGGGGAGCTTAGGAATGTGATGCCCTTATAGCCGCCAACCTCGAACTTGATCTTGGTTCGCTTGTTGCCGTCCTTGTCCTCGAAGCTATCGACCTTCATCTGACACTCCAGATCGACGGGGTCACCCTTCTTCAGGTACTTCGCGATAATGTCGGCCTTCTCTCTCCATGCTTCCACATCGAAGAAATGAGCCTCCTCGCCGTTCTTAGTCTTGCGGTTGACCGCCACCCCGAATGTTACGAGCGACACGCCTCCTACTGTTTTGAGTTCCGGATCGCGGGTTAGGCGACCCAGAAGGTTTGCATTAGCTTTTCCAATCATCTTTGTCTATATCTACTACGGTTTCTGAGTATCCCTTGCCTTCATTCATGCGAGTGACGGTTTTGGGTAAAAATTTCTGAATATTCGGGTCGAACTCCACATCGACGTCGCCGACCCTTCCCTCGCGTTGTTTGCTTACCGAGATGACCGACTTGGCAGGATCGTCCTCCCGCCTCCATAGCATCATCACCACGTCCGCATCCTGTTCCAGTGAACCCGACTCTCGCAGATGCCTCAGTCGCGGTTTCTTCGCGTCATCCGCATCGCGGCTTAATTGAGCCAATATGATTATCGGGACTTCCAGTTCTCTCGCCAACAGCTTGATGGATCGACTGATCATACCGACCTGTTCATGCCTTTTCATTCCCGACTTCATCCAGTCGGGTTCGGGTAAGATTAATTGGGCGTAATCAATCACGATCATATCGAGCTTACGCCTAGCCATCTTTCGAGACTTAGCCCGAATCTTGCTGATTGTCTGCGTCCCCGCGTCGTCCATATAGAGGGGAGCTTGAGATAGTTTTTGCTTCGCCTCCTCAATCCTTCGGTCTTGGGTGGAGTTTGTGGTCTTGTCTACGATCAGCCGAATCGGCACTTCGGACTCCGACGCCAACATTCTCTCCATTACGGATTCATTCGACATCTCCAGAGTGAACAGCAGGGTATGGTAGCCCTGTAGGATGCCATGCTTCGCCAACTCGCAGGCGAGGGCGGTTTTGCCAATTGAGGTTCTGGCGGAAACAATTACGACGTCTCCGGGCTTCCACCCGTAGGTCATTTGGTCGAGCTTGGGGATTCCGCTTGGAATGCCGTTCATTCCACCCCGCTCCTGCCTTGCCATGATGCCGTCCCATGCCGATGCCATCACCTCGCTCGCGGACTCGGTGGTCTTGTCCTTTACGATGGTGAGGGCAGTGATTTCTCGGTCAGCGTATTCAAGAACTTGGTCGGCGGTATCGAACTCATCCGATGCCGAGCTTTCAGCCATCCTCATGGAGAGCTTCCTAACCTCTCGACGGCGGAAGCAATCAACCAACTTGTCGCGAAATGAATTATACATTCCCGTCGTTTCGCAGGAATCCAGAATGCTCATTACATTGCTCCGATCCTCGGCGGGGAACTCCATGACGACAAATGTGTCGAGGCAGGTAGAGTCCTCTATTTCCAGTTGTCTGATCTTATCCCAAATCGCGATATGCGTAGGAACAGTAAACCACTCACCTTCAGCCCCCTGCTCCATCGCATCCGCCAAGCAATCGGGAGAACGGCAAATGCAGGATAGAAACCCCCGCTCCGCATCACTATTTTTCACAGTTGGCTCTGTACTCGTCAATGTAGTAATCATCTATCTCCTCTATCGATTGGGTGTCTCGAAATAGCTTCCACCACGAAGGCCGTTCATCCTTAACCCATTTTATAAATTCCTCGTAATCCACGGCGACGTCAGCCACCGGAGCTTTCGGCGCCCAGTCTGGATTGTTCTTTGTCCACGCCGTCAGAGCCGCTCCCCAACATACTATCTTCTTACCCTTCCCCTGCACCCATCCGTTGGTTTCATAGAAGGCAAAAAACTGCGTAGCCTTCGATTCGGGATTCGGAACTCCCCGCTTTTTGAAAAACGCCAGAACCTCAGCTTCGTTCTTCGGGCGATTCCCCTCCCCTAGTTGAGGTTCCCGCTTGGGTGCTCGCTTCTTGGGCTTGGGCTTCTCCAACGCTTTGACGTCAAGACGGTATGACGCTAAAGCGGCAAGGAACACGGCTTGTCGGTTGCCCAGTTCCAACCCCAACTGATCCAGTCGGGACTCCACCTCGTCGGAGAATGTTATCTTCAGACTTCCCATTGCTCGCCTATTGCGTTTGCTCCGTCTGGTAGAAACATCCTTGGGTCACCCACCATCTCGTCGGTAACTCGCTCTAGGATTACACCGATGCCCGGTAGCTCGGAGCGGTACTTTCTGAAGCTCAAATGAACTATTCTCGAATCGTCGGTATAGAAGCACATTTTGCCCAAAATATCCTGAAATTGCTTTATCAGATTATCTGCGTCGGGGCGTTTCGAGTGGGTTGTCCACCCCTGTTCTCTGACCGACTTCTTCTCGTTCTTAAGGAGCGGGAGACAGTAACTGATGCCTAATCTCAGCGAGCCATCGTATGGCTTCATCGGAACATATGGATGAAGGAGAGCCATGAAGTCGGATTCCTGCGCCTTGCCCTTTGCCGTGGTGTAAACCATCGGAGTTTTACCACGCATCCCCACCCTCCTCTGAGACTGAGCCGTAGACCTCGGCGGATTGCATTTTATCCAGAATCTCATGACGCCGCAATCGACTTGGATTTATCCTTCCTCGTTATGCAGTTTTCGAGGCGAGTCCGCAGGTCTTCTCTGGCTTTCGCCACTGTCTGATTCGTCAGCTTCGCCCATTGTTTAACCAACTGGGGTTCCTTGACTGTACAGCATTTGAGAAATTCTTCTTGCGAAAGGTTGCAGTCGAATAGGATTTCGGCTGCTTTAGCCGTGTTATACGTAGTAATCTTCCCACTTGAGCGGAGATGATATCCCGGTATTTCAATATCCTTCTCCATCCTGTCCCTTGCGAGGGACTTAAGTTCCTTTGCGTAGCGTTCCAGTAGCGGTGCCAAGACCATTCTTTCCGATAGTTCTTCATTCGTTATAGCGTCCATGTTATCTAATTTATTAGGTATCTTGCTTATTAATTCGTAAGCCTCCGGGCAGTGCGCGATGGCGTTGCAATATTTACAGGCATCGGGACTCGGGCTTCTGGGAGCACCCTCCTTGGTTATGATGTTGGAAAGCTCCACCAGTTTCGGTCGAAGCCCCATTAGCGTTTCCCTGCTTGCGGATGCAGTGGTGCATCGATCAAGCATAGGCTGAATAAGCCCTAGATAAACGTTCTCTACCTCTGGATGGTTCTCGCAAACCAACATTCCGTAAACCTGCAACTGGCGATTCTTTTTCGCCTCGGCGTAATTCCCGAAAAGCATTTTGTAGTCAATGATGCTTGCGTTCTTTCCATCTATCTCAAGCCTGTCCACGCAACCACTGAATTTGCCGTCGCCATCCTCGACGCACCAGAACCTCGGTTCTCGCGTGACCTTTCCGTCAAGCCCCCATTCGGAGAGAATCCCCTCCTCCATCTTGCGAGCCTTGAAGATTCCGAATCTTTGGTTGTCGTCCTCGATTTCATCGAGAGGCGTTTCGTTCTCCATGTAGGAGTGCATGATGGTTCCCAGATTCGCATCTCCGCGATCACCCTTTTCGGGGAATGAGCCATCCGCCATCCACCTTCCGTGGCATTGTGAGTCCTGCCAGAGGGAGGAGCCACTTGGGCGTCTCTCACCCTTCCACGATCTTATTTCAGCTTGATCTATCTCTTTTACCATCCCGCCGCATCCTCGTCGCTCACTTCCGGAGCAACCACCACTTTTTCTTCTCCCCGAGCCACCACGCTCGACATCGCATCTGCGATAGCTTTTTGCCATTCTTCTGTCGTAGCCTTTTCGGCTAATCGAATTAAATCTTCCTTGGAAAGTTCACTTATGGATTTTCCCGTCAAGTCGGGTAGTCCCGCTGTCTCGGGGACTTTGGTACGATTCCCAATCGTTGAGCTGCGACCAGTGCGTTCTTGATGGTCATCCCGTACCATCGGGTCGTCCTTGCTCCACATTTGCCAAGCATATCCGAACAACGCCGCCGCCGCCTTGCAAGCTCCGCGAACGAACCCGTCCGAAATGTCTCTAGCCGAAATCGACTTTCCCGAAATCGGCTTCATGGAGTGATCCATAATCGCATGAGGAATGGCAACTGTTTGCGTTCCATCCGTGTGGCACCAACGAATCTTGAGATAACCCGATCCATCCGGAGCCTTCCAGATGTCGTCTCCATGAAAATTCTCCACAAGTTCCGGTGTCCACCCCGGAGCATGATCGCGAACGTCCTGAAGAGTCCTTGACCAGTTTATGTATTCGGCTTGAAATCGTCCCGAGCCTTTTTTCTCGATATTAGTCGGGTCGGCAACGCCACTTAAATTAGGAATCTCCATTTTTGACCGTCCTTTCCGAAATTAAAATGGGAACTTGAAGTGAAGCTATCTCCTCGGCTGAAACGAAAGTCCGCTTCTTGTGAGGATATTTATAAGCACTCAAAGTTCCTGCTTTGATCATGTCCTTGATCGATTTGGTCGTTGCGTATCCCATACGCCGAGCCGCTTCCACAAGGGAGAGGAGTTCTTTTTTTTCCGCCATCGCAACATGAGATAGAGGAATAATTATAAACGTTCAAGAAAAATCTGTAATTATTTTTACAAAGTATATATTCTCTGTATCTTTATGTATCAGTATATATAATTATTTTCAAAATAATACTTGACTGTATGAGTTTATATCGATTTATACAAAAGCCATGACTAAAAATCTGCACTCCGTAAACATCAGAATGCCCGCTGAAACCCACGACAGGATGGTTGAGGTCATCTCTAATAAAAAATTGAAATCCAACATTAACGCATTTGCCAACGATTGCATAGAGGCGTGTCTTGAAATGATCGAATCAAAGGAAGTCGTGCTCCCTAAGTTCATTGGAGTTTCGAGATACACCCTTCAGTATGAACCGGAGGCAATACCACACCATGATTGATACCCTTATGCCTAACGTAAAGAACCCGCCCCAAGCCATTCTGGCCATTGTAAACGAGCGCAACGAAAAGATAACGTTTGAGTTACCTGAGTGTCTCGAAGAAATCAAGGAGGTGCATCTGAACGGTCGTCGCCTTGACGAAATCGATGCTATTTCCAGAAGCGTCGATTATCTGCAAGAGGGACTAGGTCAAGTGAGAACCCAAATAGGGGAGCACCATGACAAGATGAATGACAAACATCTGGCACGTGATTTTGCGGAGAAGAGGATATTCGCGAAGTGTGGACTGATAATGGTCGCCCTGTCGGTCGTTAGCATCGGTCTAGGGTCATACCTTGTTCACATAGCGAATCTGTGCCATACACTGGCTTCCGAAATCAATGAAAGTTCGCAGCACATAGAGCGGATCTTAGAGGCGAAGTAGATGCTAGTAGGAATATATATATATTATTTATTTACTACTGAGCCGAAGGCGAAGGACGTGCATGCACATGCACATGGCGCGCGCGCATAGGCACCTCCAAGTACCCTGCAGGTGCCTCCCAAGTACCCTCTAGGTACCCCCCAAGGTACTTTCGGGTGTAATTGAGAAGAATTTTGCCGCCTCGGATTCATCCACGGAGTTCTCGACGTAGTGCCGGTGGAAAACAGTGTGGTCGTTGTGACCCGTGAATCGCAGGCATTTCTCCTGCCCTAAAGCCCAGTAGCCATACGAGCAGAAGGAATGCCGCAAGGCATCATGCCCCAAAGACCCCACCGCCCTTCTTCTGGCTGAGTGCCAAGCATTGTACTTGCATGGCTTGAATGGAAACATTTCCAACCATTTTGCGAGATTGGTCGGAATGTCATTGAGAGTCCGAGCCTTCCTCCCCTTGCTTTTGTCCCCGCCAATGTGAATCCTGCGAATCGCAAGGTTTATGTCCGTGACCCTGCAAGCCTCGTAAGGTCTTAGCCCTGCGAACAATTGAATCGCCACCCTGCCCTTGTGCGTCGGGGATACGGCTTGCAGGAACATCTCGGCCTCTTCGCAGGTCAAAAAGCAAATCGCCTTTTCGTCCTGAAGAATACTGTCCAAGACGATTTTCGTGAAGTCGTTGGCGCACCACCCTTTTTGCGAGCACCAAGTCAGGAAGGTGGCGACGTCGCTCCTGTAGCCCTTCTGAGTCCAGGGCGACTTGAGCTGCGGCTGAGTGCAGAAGCGAACCACGTCTTCCCGCAGGACGGTGTCCACATTCTTCTTGCCCACGAACCTTGCGAATCCGTAGAGCCTCTCCGAGAAAGCCTTCAAGGTTTTGGGGCGAACGTTTCGACCCTCGCACCAATCGAGGTACTCTTTTATAGCCGGAAGGACTCCCGATCTTTCGGAATAATCGGGATTTGCGTTCCCGTCCTCCTCCTCCTCTTTCTCGAATTTCCTCTTTTCGCTAACGAATTTTCCAGCTTTTCTTTTGGAAGAGAAGAATTTTCGCCAGATTCTTTCGCCGTTTCGCCAGAATGAGACAGCCCATTTAATTTCCCCGCGAACGGTCGTTTGGGAAATTGTGAACTTCATGGCTGTTGGCTGTTTGTTGGCTGTAAATGGTCGCGGTAAAAACTAGGATGTCAGTATATAAGCGGGTTGTTGGCTGTAGTCAAATGTATAAAACCGTACAAACTCGTAAATTGTAAACGGTTGATCCGCAAGGAGTTAAAATGGTCGGGACGGAGAGATTCGAACTCTCGGCCTCCTGCTCCCAAAGCAGGCGCGCTAACCAGACTACGCTACGTCCCGAAACAAAGTTAGGTAGAATAGGGATTTCGGTCCGACAA